AAAAATAAATATGGCTTTTAAACTTGGCAAACCTCCATATAACACAAAATTAAATAGTGTACCTGTTTACAATGTGCCTATGGAAGACGATGTAATGGGTAAAGCTAATAACAATGGAACTATAATTTTAAATATAGATTTAGATCCATCTGACTGTGCTAGAGTAATAGATCATGAAATGGTACATATAAACCAAATGAAACGTGGTGATTTAGATTACGACGATAATTTTGTCTATTGGAAAGGTAAAAAATATTCACGAACTAAGATGGACGAAGGTAATGCTAAGTTACCTTGGGAAGATGAAGCTTATAAAAATGCTTAAATATATGTAATAATACTAATATAACAATTAAATTTAATATTATGAAAAAATTATTTACAGCATTATTTACTTTTATCTTATTTACTAATACTTATTGTCAAGAGTTATTTTCAGGTAACTGGAAACCAACAGATGACCAAAAGTGGTTTAACACTGATTTTGAAACTAAAGCAAAATACATTAAAAATTTTAATATATTTAATAACGATATATTTATAGTATCTTATTTAAATGAAAGAGATTATATAGAGTATAGATATAAAAATCCTTTAACAGTATTTGATAAATCGCAGTTTAAGGAAAGAAAAGATTTTCACGAAGAGGTTTTAGATTATAATGAAAAAAATATAAAGACAGTTTTTTATAACTCTAAAAATAACTATAGAGTTTATATAAATTATTACTTAAAAAATAAAACAAAAATTATAGCTACTTATATTGATTTTGATACTAATCAAACAAAAGGAGTAGTAGCTTACCAAAGAAAAAAATAACATCATGAACAATAAAGAACACGCTAAAAATCTATTAGATACTATGCCTATTGTAAATAGAGCTGCTTCGATAATGAATGCTGGAGCAAGATCAAGGTTTAATTCTCCTACTGAAATGGGACACTCACCAACTGAAATGGGACATTCGCCAGCTGAAATGGGGCACAGTCCACTAGAAGCTAAAAACTTTCCTGTTAAGCCAGGTATGAAACTTGCGGACTTTGAAGAAGTATTAGATAAGCAAACTGGAAAAATTGTAGATAAATCAGTTTTAAACGCGCCTGAAGGTACTGATCTCAGTCGCTATGAAGGCATTACAAATATAACAAAGTTGACAGGTGGTGTGCAAGGGAAGGGTAATATATCAAATAGAATCGCAGGAACATCTGGAAGACAGAGAACTTTTGAAGGATATCAGTTTCCTGAGGTTAACACCAATGTTAATAAAGGTGTTACTAAAAACGAATCAGATGAAGTTGATGGTTTTACTTATTCGAGTCAAAGTAATAAAAATTTAACAAACAAGGCTGTAAAACAATTGATGTCAAAAGTTGCACAACGTAACTACCTGTCTGATGATTACGAAAAGTCTCAATATCAAAACCTGAAAGGTGAGTTTGTTGGTCCTAAAGATAGAATTAGCGAATCAGATGCTAAACGAACTACAACCCCAAGCGGTGAAAGTATATATACTACAGCTAGAGTTACTGGTCAGACAGATAATGTTAGCATTCCAGATGTTAGCAAGGCTCAGGGTAGCGTTAGGGCTACACCTGGTCGTAATACATCTAGTAATCTAACGCAATCTAATAAAAACTTTCCACAGGCTTTTACTCCAAGTGAAATAGAATCAAGAATTACAGCCAAGCCAGGTAGGTTTTATAGTACACAAGGTGATATGAGTAGTAAAATAGGTAATATAGGAATAGGAGAAAATAGAGCTGATAGATATGATCATTTAGATTTTACAGGAACGCAACAAGCTCCTAATATTTCTAGCTCTACTTCTACTAGAAGTGGTAATATTATTAAATCACAAGAATCTAATGAGGCTAGAAGACGAGGGATAAGAAAAGACCAAGTAAGAAGCCTTTTTGGAGGCAGATTTTAACGGTCAAAAAATGCCTAAAAAAAAGTTTAAAGAAACCAAGGTAGGACAATTTCTGCTAGGGAAATCTGGAGTATTAGATTCTTTAGCAGATGTGTTACCTGATAAAGGCTTATTAGGCGTTGTAAAGAATTTAATCGATAGAGATGAAACTTTACCACAGCCTGATAAAGAAATGGCTTTAAAACTATTGGAACAAGATATAGTTGAAGCACAAGAAGTATCAAAGCGCTGGGAGAGCGATATGACATCAGACTCGTGGCTTAGTAAAAACACTAGACCAATGAGTTTGATATTTTTAACTATAATGACTATAGCTTTTATATGGGTTGATAGTCATGGTTATATAGATTTTACTGTAGAACAAGAGTGGATAAATCTATTAAAAACATTAACAACAACTGTGTATGTGGCGTATTTTGGTTCACGAGGCGCAGAAAAATATAAATCAATAAGCAATAAATAATTATGGGACAATACGCAAATCAACCGGACTTTGCAACAAGAGCAACAGGACCAATAACTCCTGCGACATTTCCACTAACGCAAGCGGATTTCTTAGACTCAGCTGCATTATATGTTGGAGGCGCTACAGCTGGAGACTTAAAAGTAATAATGGCTGGAACAGTAGGACCAAGCACGGTAACTGCGCTTTCATCACCTGGATTTAGTGGATCTGGTGGAACTGGATATGTACAGGGAACTGAATACGATTTACTAGGAGGTAATGGAACTGCTTTAGCGGCAGAATTTAATGTTGTAAATGGAGCTATTGTAAGTGTTATTAATATAACAAGCGGTACAACAGGTGGTTATTTAAACGGTGATTTAGTAACAGTAGACGGTGGAGACGGTAACGCCACGCTTAGAGTTGTAGCAGAACCTGGTCTTCCAACAGCCGCAGAAGCTGTGGTATTTAAAAATATTCAAACTGGATCTTTTGTACCTGTTATAGTAGATTACGTTGTAACAGGAACTACAGCCACAGATATTGTAGCAGTATATTAATATGGGTTGGATAGGTATAGCAGGTGGAAATGCGGTTAATGTAAAAAGAGAAAAGAAAAAACCTTTTACCCCAGAGCAGTATAATGCTGTGTTAGCATTTTTTCAAGAAAACGCAGGTAATTTTTACACAGTAAATGAAGTGGATGAAGAAGCTGAAATTGGAAGCGAAGGAACAACACAGGCTATAATAGATGTTCAAATAGCAGATCCTAAAACAGGAGTTCGACAAGATCCTAAATCAGGCAGATATGGAATACCTAAAAAAAGAAAGAAGTAGGTAACTATATAATTATAAAACAATTAAATTAAATCAAATGGCAAAAATTAAAAAAGAAGAACTAGAAGTTGTGACTTCTATTAAAAAAGAGTTAGACGGTGTAGTTTCTGAAATAGGTATTTTAGAAACACAAAAGCATGCGCTACTTCACAAAGTGGCAGAGGTTAACGAAAGTTTAGCTAAAGAAAAAAAATCTCTAGAAGAAGCTTATGGAAAAATATCTATTGATCTTGAAACTGGCGAGTACACTGAAATAACTGAAGAAGCATAATGGATTCAGTTATAAGAAAAATCAGTATAGGTTCTGATTACAAAAACGACGCTATGCACTACTCTGTGGGTCAGCAGGTTTATGGTGGTCACGAAATAGCTTATATTATGTTTAATGATACTGATGGTTCTTATAATATTCATATAAAGAAAAAAGACGAGGTATTGCCGTGGAAGAAGTTTAATTCTAACATGGCTGTATCTGTTGAGTATGATTTAGAATATTAATGAAAAGCTTATATGATTTTATCGTCAAACCACTTGGTGATAAATATAAAAATACGGTTAAAATAGCGGGTAAAGACGTTGTTATCAATACTAAAATTGAAAACTGGAAGTTTGTAAATCGCTTAGCTAAAGTTGTAGAAACACCATTAGCTTTTAAATCAGGTATTAAAAAAGGTGATATAGTGGTTATACACCAAAATGTATTTAGAACCTTTTATGATATGAGAGGTGAAAAAAAGAAAAGCAGATCTTATTTTAAAAATGATTTGTATTTCTGTGGCCTTGACCAGGTTTATTTATATAAAAATAAAAATGGTTGGAACACTGTTGGTGACAGATGTTTTATAACACCCATAAAAAGTAATGATTCTCTAACGCTTGATAAAGAGCGTGAGCTTGTTGGTATATTAAAATATGGTAATAAGTCCTTAGAAGCGCTAGAAATAAACTCAGGAGACATAGTTGGTTATACGCCTAATGGTGAATGGGAATTTTTAGTTGAAGGAAAGAGACTTTACTGTATGAAATCTAATGATATTGTAATTAAGTATGAACACCAAGGAGACGAAGAAGAATATAATCCAAGCTGGGCAGCGAGCAGTTGAGGAATTAATCAAAGTAGCTAAAGAAGCTATTGTTGATTCAGACGACGATATATCAGCTGACAGACTTAAAAATGCTGCAGCTACTAAAAAGCTAGCTATATTCGATGCCTTTGAAATACTTAATCGCATTGAAGAAGAAGAGAATATGCTAAACGACAAACCTAAAGAAGTTAAAGAAGAAAGAACTTTTAAAGGGTTTGCTGAAGGAAGATCTAAGAAGTAATGTACGAACAAACGTTATATAAGGTCTTAAAAGATCACATCAAGCCTAAGGTTTTAAAACGCACGAACCGTTATAAAAAATGGGAGTACGGTTACAACAAAGAACATGATATCGTTATAATAAGTAAAGACGGTACAATAGGTGAGATATACGAGATACAAAACTTAAAAATAGCTTTACCTAAAGCTAACAACGTACATAAGTTTGAAAATAACAAGTGGGAATACACACAATACCCTAAAGTATTAAAAAAAATAAAGTCTGTATTTGATTGGGAGGAATATCCTTTAGACTTTAAAGAAAAATGGTATGATTACATCGATAATGAGTTCGTCCGCAGGGAAGAAGGCTTTTGGTTCTATAATAAGGATGTGGCTACTTACCTTACTGGTACTCACTATATGTACTTGCAGTGGTCCAAAATTGATGTTGGGCAACCAGATTTTAGGGAATCAAACAGATTATTCTACATATTCTGGGAGGCTTGCAAGGCCGATCATAGGTCGTATGGAATGTGCTACCTTAAAAATAGACGATCTGGATTTTCATTTATGGCATCCGGGGAGTGTGTTAATATGGCAACCATATCAAGCGACTCTAGGTTTGGAATACTATCAAAGTCTGGACCAGATGCGAAGAAGATGTTTACGGACAAGGTGGTACCGATATCGGTTAATTACCCCTTCTTTTTCAAACCAATTCAGGACGGTATGGACAGGCCAAAGACAGAGCTTGCGTACAGAGTACCCGCGACGAAGTACACCCGTAAGAAGCTTGAGAACAACGAGACGCTTAGAGAACTCGACGGTCTCGACACCACGATCGACTGGAAGAATACCGGTGACAACTCGTACGACGGTGAGAAACTCAGGTTACTCGTCCACGACGAGAGCGGCAAATGGGAACGTCCGACGAACATCCTCAACAACTGGAGGGTTACAAAAACCTGCTTACGATTAGGTAGTAGAATTATCGGAAAATGTATGATGGGTTCAACCAGCAACTCATTAGACAAAGGTGGAGATAATTTTAAAAAACTATACAATGACTCAGACGTCACTCAACGAAATGCGAATGGACAAACTCGCTCTGGATTATATAGCTTGTTTATACCTATGGAGTGGAATTACGAAGGATACATTGATTCTCATGGATTACCTGTCTTCGACACGCCTAAAAAACCAAAGCAAGGGCCTCAGGGTGAAATAATAGATTTAG